GTCGCAAGTGCGGATGCTCGACTTGGGCAAAACTCCGCATGGCAACCGAAGCCTGTCCGCTAGGCAAATGGGAAGCTGTTGACAAAACACCCGAATAAATGGCACGCGACCTTTACATTGACATGACCAACCGCAGGCTTGCTACGAGCCTGACGAACTTTTCTCCAGCGGCTCCGCCTCGCTTCGTAAAAGGCGACAACGGCGAAATAAATCTCTATTTCTTGGAAGCAACTGGGAATATTGAAACACCATTCACCGTCGTCGATATGACAGGCACAACGGTCAAATTCGGCGTAGGAACAAGGACAGGAGTTCCCGCAAGCGGCACGTTTACGCTATCTTTCGGAGGCGAGACGAGCGGGGCCATCGGATTCAGTGCAACCGCCGGAGCGATCTCGTCCGCGCTCAACTCGCTTTCAGCCATTACGAGCGCAGGCTCGGTATCCGTAGAAGGCACGATGGCAACCAACTTTGTGATTTCGTTCAACTCCGCAGGCACCCGCTCCGCGATCACAGGCGATTTTGCAAGACTTATCCCAACCACATCGGCACTTGTTGACGAGCGGATCGCAGGAGACGCCACAACCGCAGAAATCCAAGAGTTGCAACTCCGGCTCGCTCCAGCAGTTTACCAGCCGACATGGACTGATCTAGGCACAGCCTTGACGGTTAGCGTTGCAACGACAATAACCGGCTCAACAATTAACAACGAAGTGCAACGGATCTCATTTTCACGAGATCCCTACTTAGGCAGCTTCCGCTTGACCGTGCCAACCTACAACGTGGACATATCTTCGACCGTCACGGATGGCGTATTTATTACGGCATCGAACCACGGCCTTTCACTCTCTCAGCCTGTTGTATTGACAGGCTTCACGGCGCTCACAGGCTACACCGCAGGAACTCAGTATTTCGTTCGCTCAATTCCTCAGGCGACCGAGTTTTTGCTCGGTATTACCGCAGGAGCAACCGCGATCACAACCGGCACAGGAACGGTAACAACTGGCAGCGTTGCGACAACGATCCTACGCCAGACTAACCCGCTGGACGCAAGCACAACGGCGGCTCAACTTCAAACGGCAATGCAAAATCTTGACTCTATCGGTCTTGGAAATATAGTTGTTACTGGAGTTGAAGGCGTTTATTATGACCTGAATTTCTCAGCCGACAAGGGCTTATCTGATCTGCCACTTATGCAAGTGCAAAGCGGATTGATCGCAGTCCCAGGAAAGACGGCATCGGTCAACTTCTCGACGTTCGGAGTGCGCGACTATTTGCTCAACGCGACAAGCGCGACGGCTGATATCGAGATCGAGCTTACCGAAAGCGGCGAACGCAACACGATCATTCTCCAATCATGCACGCTCACCGAGGAACTCATAACACAAGCCAGCCTGACGTAATGGACAGCCACGCTTTCCACACGCTCGTAGGCACGTCCGCGCCCGCAGCCGCTGTTCTGATCTCGTTCTCCGAAGTCGAAGCATGGCTTCGCATTCTTTCGCTTTTGATGGGAATTTGCATCGGTGCAGTTTCGCTGTATAAAATGACTCGACCTAAAAAACCATGAAAACACTACTCGCAAAACTCAAAGAGCCTTCCACCATTCGCGGCATTGCCATCATCGGCGGCGTTGCCGGTCTTAGCCTAGAGCCTGCAAAATGGGACGCAATCGGAGCGGCAGTCGCCGCCATTCTTGGACTTATCGAAATCTTCCGCAAAGAAAAATGAACGCCAAATCCATCGCGCTTTGGATGATCGTTCTCTCATTCGCGTTCTTGGGCATGGCGCTTTTGACTTCATGCGCTGGATTCAATAATCCGGCGGTATGCATTAAAACGGATTACGGCACATTCTGCTACACCCCGGAATTTTCAAAAACTCTCCACGATAAATGACGTTCGACGAACGATCGGAAATCCAACTTGCAACGCTCCACCCCGAAGCACAAAAGGCCGCCCGCGCCTTTTTAGGCGTTGCAAAGGTCATCGCTGCAAAGGTCGGCTGTGACGTTAAGATCATCTCCGGCACTCGCTCATATATGGAGCAAGATGCGCTATACGCAAAAGGCCGCACGATTTTGAACACTCGAATTGTAACACGGGCCAAGGCCGGCCATTCAAATCACAACTTCGGCATCGCTTTCGATATCGGCATTTTTCGCGGCAAAGAATATTGCGGAGAGCATCCGCTCTATAACGAACTCGGCACGCTTGGCAAAAGCCTTGGCCTTGAATGGGGCGGTGACTGGAAATTCGTTGACGAGCCGCACTATCAGCTACGTCCGCATTGGGCGAAGGGAATGACAGAACGCGAAATGCTCGCAATTTTACGCACTAGAGTTTCTAAAAAAATAGACATTCTCGCTTGAAAAAAAAGAAACAACCGACGGTTGAATCGGAGCGAACTGAAGCACTCGCGGAAGCGAAGCGCATCCTGTCGGAGCATTACGACTGCGGGCTGACCATCGTATCTTGGGAGCAGGGCGGGGAGACGATGCACGGGGAGTTTGTCTTCGGAAACAAATATGCCGTCGAGGGACTAGCGAGCGACTCTTTCAGCATTCTATTTCCAGACACCGAAGAAGAGGAGGAGGACGAAGAAGCATGAAGATGACACTTGAATACGACGAGACCGAGCGATACGAGCACGAGGTGGCCTGTAAGGCGCTTGATATTTTGATCCTAGTGGATGACATAGACCAAGAGCTTCGATCCGCTCTCAAGCACGAATCCGGAGCATTTGCGAAAATGGACGAGGACACGATGGAAGCCGTCCGCGCTTGGATTTGGGAACAACGCAGCGAACGAAACATTCCAGAACTAAAATGAAAGGCTGGAAAAAATGGATGGCAGTCGGGTGCTCTCATGGGGATCAGATCGACCCAGAGGCACGCAAGGCCGTCTTAAAATTTCAACAGCACTTTCGCCCTCAGACCACTATCCATCTAGGCGACTTCCTGGACTTGGCCGCCTTCCGCTCTGGAGCTATTTCAGACCCGAACTCAAGCGACCGCGCCGCAAGCATCAGCGACGATCTCAGCGCCGGCATCGACTTCCTGCACGAACTCCGGCCGCAAGTGATTTTATACGGCAACCACGAAGCCCGGCTATATAAGCTGGCATCGTCGCCCAACGCGCTTGCGGCTCACGCCGCTACGCTCACCATCCAAGCCATTGAGAAGACCGCGAAGGAACTAAAAGCGAAATTATACCCGTATCACATTCGATCCTTTTACGAACTAGGCGGAACCAAGTTTTTGCACGGTTATATGTATAACGAGCAGGCCATCAAACATCACGCTGAGACATATGGTCAATGTGTGCTGGCTCACCTACATCGAGTCGGATGGGAACGCGCACGCACGCTCGACGGCGCAAGTGGCTATTGCGTTGGGATGCTGGCTCGTTTCGATATGGACTATGCAAGCACGCGCAGAGCCACGCTGGCTTGGTCGCAGGGCTTCGCTTATGGCTACTACAAAGATAAATCAATAAACATCAACCTATGCGAAAGACGACAAAACAACCCGTGGCTATTGCCGATGTAAATAAAGCCTGGGAGAGCTTCTACGAGACGACCAAAGTCGAAAGTGAGAAAGACCTTGCCAAGCAAGGCTGGAAAACGATCCGCGCAATTTCAACGGAATCAAAAATGACCGTCGCTGCGATCACTTGTCGAGTTGAAACAGCAGTTGGGAAAGGGACGCTTGAAACAAAAAAGGCAACCATACAGACAAACCAAGGCGCTCGCGAGGTAAATTTATACCGCCCGATCTCAAAATAAAAAAGCCCACAGAGGCGCATGGGCATTGGTTGCGCTCATTTGTAAAGACTTTTCCCAAGAATTATTTTCGCACTTCGCGAATTATTTTCTTTTCATTTTTGCGTAGATGGATGAAGGTTTGCCCATCGAACGGGATGAACCCGCCGATACAAACCAAAAATAGAAAACCAAAAATGAAAATCAAAGTTGCACTAAACACTAAAGGCAGAGAACTCTCAAACGCACTGGAATTCGCAAACGGAAAAGCCAGATCATCGACCGCTTCCGCTATGGATGTTCTGAATGCAACCGAGATCGCCGAAAAGCAACTCGCCGCATTTGGGATCGCTAAATCATCACGCATCGGAGCGGAACTCACATATACATCCGGCGGCTCGGTTGCAAAATCATACAAATACAAGAGGATCGCGAACGTGATAAGAGCTGTTCGGGGCGGATCTTATTGGTATGTGACCAGCATCACCAAAGTCGAGCTTTGGCCAAATCAAGACGGCGGAATCAAGATCGGTCTAAATGCCGATCAAGAAAAAACAGCACTCAGCCAAGTGCGCAGCAAATTCTACACACTCTAATTTTTTAAATATATGGAACCTATCACATTCTTAGCCCTATTCGCCACCTGCACTCTCTGTGCATTCATCGCCGGATACCTAATCGGCAACATCAAAGCCACATGCGAGTCAGAGCAGACTCGCCGCTGGTGGATGAACCGCCAGATCAAACGGGAGCGCCGGTAATGACCGAAGCGGAACTGCATGACGCGGAATGCACCTTCACCCGCAACCTTCTGTGCGGGATGATTCAGCAGACCGTCGCAGACCTTCAAAGCGAGAAGGTGTTCTTGAGCAAGCAACTGAATGAGGCGCAGGAACTCGACAGGGAGTCGGCAATTCATTTCATCAAAAGCAAAGCATTCCAAGGCATTTGCGACGTTCTAGCCCTGCCAGCCGACAAAATAAAAACAAGAGCTTTAAAGCATGATATTAGCACTCGATCCAGGAACGACTCACACCGCGTTCGTACAATTCGACCACGGAAAGATAGTTGATCATGGTCACCTACCTAATGCCGAAATCCGCCAGATTCTCATCGGTCGCGAATACGACCGCGTTGCTTGCGAGATGATCGCCAGCTACGGTATGGCGGTAGGCTCAAGCACCTTCGAAACGTGCGTTTGGATAGGACGTTTCATCGAGGTGGCACGGGTGGACGTGGAACTGATTTTCAGAAAAGATATCAAACTTTTCCTTTGTGGAACGATGCGAGCCAAGGACGCCAATATCAGGCAAGCCTTGCTCGACAAGATCGGGCCGCAGGGAACAAAGAAAACCCCAGGGCCGACTTACGGAATTAAGTCGCACACTTGGGCGGCATTAGCTGTGGCCGTTTACGCAGCACAACAAAAAGGAAAATAGAAAATGAAATACAAAATACAAAAAAACATACCAATACCTCAGAAACCAACAAATCAATGCGAATATCCATTTAGCGAAATGAATATAGGTGACAGTTTTTTGTGCAGCAATTCCGAAAAAGCGCGATCAGCAGCAAAAAAGTATGGATACACCGTAACAATTAGAAGAACAAATGAAGACGTTTTAAAAGGATATCGAGTTTGGAGAATAAACAAGGGCGTTTAATTTTAAGAGCCAATAATATATGAAAATAACAAAAGGAAAGCAACAGCGCGCCCAGCGCGTCGTCATCTACGGAGTTGAATCCGTAGGCAAATCAACATTCGCGGCTAAGTTTCCGAAGCCGCTATTTCTCGACATCGAGGGCGGAACGTCCCACTTGGACGTGGATCGTTGCGAGATCAGCAACTGGAAACAATTAACGGATGCGTTAACTGAAGCCAAGGCCACCGATTACAAAACCATCGTCATCGACTCGGCTGACTGGGCGGAGCGCCTTTGCGTTGAAGACCTGCTCGCTTCGACAAAGAAGAGCAGCATCGAAGACTTTGGCTTTGGTAAGGGGTGGGTGATGGTAGCTGAAAGAATGAGCCGGTTCTTGTCATCCGTCGATCAACTCATTGACGCCGGAAAGAACGTGGTAATGATCGCTCACAGCAAGATTGTGCGCTTTGAAGCTCCAGACGCCTTGGCAGCATACGATCGCTACGAGCTTAAACTCAGCAAACAATCAGCGCCGTTGCTCAAGGAGTTTGCTGACGAGCTTTGGTTCTTGCGGTTCAAGACCAAGGTAAGCACTACGGACTCCGGTAAAGGAAAGGGTATCGGTGGTAAAGAGCGCATCATCCTAACCACTCACTCGGCAGCATACGACGCCAAGACGCGCAGCGGCCTTGCGGAAGAGTTGCCGCTCGAATGGGCATCGGTCGCGCATCTGTTCGAAGCCGTTGCAACTAAACAGCCAGATCATATCGTTGACGCCAACGAAATGGTCGGATGGCAGGCCCGACTCGCAGAGCATGAAGGTGCGGTCAATCAGTTTTTGATCGGGCGCGGAGTGCTAACATCGGAACAGACTTGGCGCGACTGCGCACCGGAATACCTGCACCGCGTTGCGCTTCGCGTCGATCAGTTTGTTAATACAGCGATCGAATGGAGGGCAGCGAACTCGTGACAAATACTGCATAATATTTGTAACGGCACTTATACCTTAAGGAATTGAAATAAAATGAGTAAAGAAATATCACCTTCAACGCTGCCCAAACTCGCCGAGTGCTCCTTATTTGAAGGCGCAGGCGGCACGAGTGCGGCAGCGGAGCGCGGCACAGCGGTCGATCTTGCGATCCGAAACTTGATATCGGCAGAAAATGACGTTGCAATAGTTGGCGAAGACGCCGGAGCTATCGCCTACGGAGTCGAGGAACTAAAGCGCCTTGCAAAAGGATCGTTCATCGAGACCCGCGAGGAATACCTTGCGATGGCAGTTCCTGGGCTTAGCAAACTAGGAACAGCGGATGCCGTTTGCAAAGATCAGAAATGGGTCGCGGATATCAAAACGGGCCAAGTGCGGAATTATCGCGAGCAGCTCGCGGCCTACGCCTTGGCGTGTATGGAAGATAATTTCGACACGTCATGGGCTGCCCACGTCATTTATGTCGATCAAAAGATGATTCGTAGCTACGATTTTAGTTACGAGGAAGCCAAGCAAGGAACGCAGCGAGTTATCGACCGCGCAACAAGTGCGGAGGCGAAGCCGACGCCTTGCGAGTATTGCTCATGGTGCAAGCACTTCAACAACTGCCACGCTATCGTCCGGCAGGCCGAAAGTGCTATCGCTCTCATTCCCGAGGCAACCGGCAACAGCATCGAGTCGATCAAATATCGCATTCTTGCCACGCCAGAGTCGCTCGGCGCATTCATTCGCGAATGGAAGCTCGCGGAGAAAGAGATCGCAGAGCCTTTGCTCGGTCACCTTAAAACCCGTCTCGAAAGCGGAGACGAGGTGGCAGGATGGAAACTGACGAGCGTGAGTGGACGTAAGTTTGTGGAGGCTGAGGCTATCGCAAAGGCCGCACAAAATATCAGCAAAGAGACATTGATCTTAGCAATGGGCGGTAAGCTATCAGAAAAGAGTTATCTGGAACTCTGCGCCAATAACGGCGTGGAGCCAGACCAAACGGCGATCAAGGCGGGATCACCGACAACGCAGTTACGCCAAACAAAAATAAAATAGAAAACAAAATATGCCAACATACAAAGCATCAGAACCAAAACAAGCGGCCATCTACTTCGTAGAGCCGGGGACATACGAAGTCGAGATCGTGAAGGCGGTCGAGAAGACAAGCCAAGCCGGCAACCCTGCCATCAAACTCGACGTTGCCGTCGTACTTGAAGGCGGCGTAGAAGGCCCAAAAATGTGGGAACATCTCACATTTACTCCCAAGGCGGCGTGGAAAGTTGATCAGGTTCTTTCTAGCATCGGACGTGCAGTCATCCCAGGAGAAGACGTAACCGTGGAAGCCGAAGACCTAATTGGAGAAAAGGGCGTTTGCGTCGTAGGCGTAGAGCCGGGGCAAACCAACCCAGATCATCAATTCAATTGCATCGAACGTTGGTTATTCGGAGATGAAAAAGCCAAGTGGCTCGGCAACCGGCGCAAGCCAGCGGCCAAAACTGACAAACATATTGTTGCCAAAAGCAACGGATACGTTGCACAACCCGCCGACGAAACCGACGATATTCCGTTTTAATAGATGAACGGATCTCTCTCACTCCGGTTGGTCATCTGCATGAATGACTGCCCTATCGGGCTAAGGTTGGAACGTGGCGATCCGCTACCGGTCTACCAGCATACATACGACGACTCGCCGGAGGGGAGAGCACTCGCTGAAACACACTTAGAAAGAATAGAAGATTATGTTCGACGGCATCAAAAGACTACTAAACCTAACAAGACTAGTTAAAGAGCAAATGACGGATCTTGAATTACTCGTTGAATTATTAAACATTCGCGTCGAGTCGCTCACAGAAGAGAACGACCGACTCATTAAAGAAAACAAGGCGCTCCGCCAATTCCTATCAGGACAGGATGAATGACAATATGAATGATTATTTAAGGTTCCTAGAAAAGAAAAGGCATTCCATTGGTGAATTTGGGTTCGATGCAAATTATATTCCAGACATTGCATTTGATTTTCAAAAACATATAATTGAGAAGGCAGTAAAAAAGGGACGTATCGCTATCTTTGCAGATACGGGACTTGGCAAGACATTGATTCAGTTATCAATCGCAAAAAATATAATAAATCATACAAATAAAAACGTATTGATTCTAACCCCGCTTGCTGTTGCGTTTCAATTTATAATCGAGGCGCAAAAGTTAGGAATTGATGATATCGAATACTCGAAGGATGGGAAATACACTAAAAAAATTGTGATATGCAATTATGAAAGATTGCACTATTTCGATTCAAATGATTTCGTCGCGGTTATTCTTGACGAAAGCAGCATCCTTAAAAACTTTGATGGAAAAATAAAAGGTCAAGTAACCTCTTTTATTAAGAAGATTCCATATCGTTTCCTATCAACAGCAACACCGAGTCCAAATGATTTCATAGAACTAGGAACTAGTTCTGAGGCATTAGGGTATCTGGGGTATATGGATATGCTTGGCAAGTTCTTCAAGAACAATCAAAACTCAGTTGATTCAACAAATAGGAATATTGGGGAAAAATTCTACCTAAAACCTCACGCAGAAAATGACTTTTTTGCTTGGGTTAATCAATGGTCAATAATGGTAAAAATGCCTAGTGATATTGGGTTCTCAAATGATAGGTATAAGTTGCCCGAATTGATTGTTAATAAGCACGTCATAAAAAACCAGTCCATGATTGACACATCAGGTCAAGTTCAAATATTTACGCCAATAGCAAAATCATTTGCAGAGGTTAGATATGAGCAAAAACAGACCGAGGAGGTCAGGTGCAAAAAGGCAGTTGAATTAGCGCAAGGAAATACTTCGGTCTACTGGTGCAATACCAACAATGAAAGCTCGCTTCTAAAGTCTATGGATCGAGACGCTGTTGAGATTATAGGAAGCCAGTCAATAGAGCGAAAAGAGGAAATACTTTTATCCTTTTCTCGCGGGGAAATAAAGCGGATAATAACTAAAGCAAAGATGACTAGCTTCGGATTAAATTGGCAGCATTGCAATCATTCTGTATTCTTTCCTACCTACAGTTATGAGCAATACTATCAGGCCGTAAGACGGTTCTGGAGATTCGGTCAAACCAAAGACGTGACAATAGAAGTAGTGGTATCAGATGGCCAGACAAGGGTGCTAGAGGCGCTACAGCAAAAAACAGATAAAGCTATTCAGCTTTACAGAAACCTAACAGAAAACGTAAATAGACAATTCACAATAACTCACAAGGAGTTTAATAAGGAAGTAATTAAACCTAGATTCTAAATATATGATTAAAGACCAAGAAATAAAAGACAACTATGCAATCTATAATGGCGATTGCATGGACGTATTGCCGCAACTAGATCAAAATAGCGTTGATCTTTCAGTATATAGCCCACCATTTGCAGGGCTTTATAATTATTCAAGCTCTGAAAGGGACTTTTCAAATTGTGAAAATAAAGAGCAATTCTTGCAGCAATATGACTTTTTAGTTGCTGAAATGGCAAGAGTAACAAAGCCAGGAAGAATAAATGCAGTTCATGTCACAGATGTTTTTGATAATACGTGCAGGCTTTGGGATTTCCCGCACGAAGTCATTAAGCTCCATATTAAGCATGGGTTTGAGTATCGAAATAGGATAACAATATGGAAAGAGCCATTAAAGGTTCGGATGCGGACAATGGTTCAGTCATTGATGCACAAGTTCATTGTAGAGGATAGCACAAAATGCTTCACAGCGATGCCGGATTATGTTCTTGTTTTCACAAAAAAAGGAGAAAATGAGGTGCCTGTTACGCATCCATATGGAATAAACCATTATGCCGGTGAAATACCTATTTTGCCAAACATTCTCAGGGCGTGGAATAATGCGAACAAGGCAGAATTGAATGCGGAACAACTTTGGGAGCACTTGAATAATGTTAATAAGGAGGACGAAATAACTAAGTTGAATCATTATATCTGGCAGAGATATGCGTCAAGTGTATGGGATGACATCCGCGGAGATAACATTCTACCATTTAGAGACTCAAAGGAGGAAGACGATGAAAAGCACGTCCACCCTCTTCAACTTGACGTTATTGATAGGCTCGTTGAGTTATATTCAAATCCTAGCGAAGTTATTCTTACGCCATTTATGGGAGTCGGGAGCGAGGTTTTTAGTCCAGTATCGATGGGTAGAAAGGCGATCGGGATTGAGTTAAAAGACAGTTACTTTAAACAGGCAAAACTCAACTTAGCTGAAGCTAACAAAAGATTTAATATAAAATCAAAACAGGGGTTGCTAATATGACAAACCAAATGCAATGGCGCGGGTATCCGCTCCGGTGTTGGCCTAACCACCAAGACGACTGCTATCGTTGGGACTGGGAGATCCAGATCGACGGCACTTGGGTTGAGGTAGTTACGCAGGCTACGCGGTGGATCGAAGAAGAGGCCGAGGAGACTTTGCAGCGTTATTTGACAAACAGAGTCAAGTAAATATATTTAAACCTAGGCCGTGAAAAAGCCTTTCATTCATGCAACCCAAACACCAACAAAATCCATTTTCCCTTCGTGCGCGTCGTAGCCTTTGCATGGGCCAATTTTTCATCCGACAAGCACGAAGGGATTTTTTTACATTATGCAAACGGAACTTCCCGACCATGCTCTTGAAGAGTATGTCATTCGGGCCTTCAATTCATCGCGCAGACGCGGCGCAATCGATAGGCTCGACATAGCACAGCAATTATTGCCTTACGGCGCTCATCCTGCTTATTGGCAGGCAGCGAAGAAACTAGCAGACCATGTGCTCGATCACATGGCAATGCAGGGTAAACTACACAAAGACGACCAAGGTTGGTGGTATCTTGACGGGGGGCTGAAATGAACATCGAAGAAGCCCGGCAACGCCTGCCATTGCCAGAACTCATGGCAAAACTAGGTTTGGGAGATTACGCCAAATCAAAGTCTAAATCACCCTTCCGCGATGAAAAGACGCCATCATTTGGTATCTACAATTTAGACGGAAGATGGCGATGGAAAGACCACGGCACAGGCGAAGGTGGAGACGAGATCGACTTCCTAGCCAAGCTCGAAAACAAAAGCAACCATGACGCGATGTTGGCTTACGCTGAACTTGCAGGAATGCCGATCCAAAACAATCGGTCTGAGCCTGCACGGTTTAAATTAAAGACTCCGACAGCATCCGATTGGAGCAAATACAAAGCGGCAGCAACGGATGACTTCCTGAGATCATTAGCGGAACAGAGGAGCTTATCTTTCAATATAATGAAGACTGCTCGCGACCACGACATCCTTGGCGCATCTGGAGATCAACCAGCATTCAAAGCTGGTGATGGTGCTCACGTCCGTTGCGATAACGGCGCATGGAGATTTGAGCCAAAGGGAACACAGAATGTTCCGCTTGTATTTGGAGATCAAAACTCCAAGAACGTCTACTTTTTTGAGTCTCAATGGGACTTGTTAGCTATTGCCGATAAGCTCGGTGATGATTGGAGTAGCGTTTTATGGGTAGCATCTCGCGGGGCAAGCAACGGAAAGTGCATCGCACAGTTTTCTCAAGACCGCCATGTCTATGCTTTCCCGCAAAATGACGAACCGAAAAAGGATGGCAAAATACCATCCGAAATCTGGATGCAGGATGCTATTTCATCATGCAAAACGATTCTTCGCGTTAGAACTCCATCAAATTTCAAGGACGCAAATGATTGGGTAGAAGCAAAAGACACAAACAAAAAAACAATCGTTTCAGCAATCAAGAACGCTACCGATCCGTCGATGGTCGGAGTGGAGATGCACTCATTCGAGGAGCTATTCCAATTTGTTCCAAAAGAGGACAACACAACCCTTCTTGGAGATCGGTGGGTATGCCAAGGCGGTCAGTTGCTCATCGTCGGGCAGTCAGGCGTAGGTAAATCATCGTTGACGGTGCAGGCATCGATGTTCTGGGCATTGGGGCTGCCGTTCTTTGGTATTAAGCCAAAGCGGCAACTCAAAAGCCTATTCATCCAAGCCGAGAATGACACAGGCGATATGGCAGAGATCGTTCAGGGCGTCATGCGCTATGTCGTAGATAACAGCGGCCTGCCACAAGCGCAGGCAGTTAAGTTGCTCACAGAAAATATTACATTTGCTCGCGTCACGTCTCAGACCGGCGCTGATTTCATCGACGTTGTCGGAAGGCTACTCGATAAGAAGGGCGACTGCGACTTGGTATTTGGCGATCCGCTCTTGAGCTATATCGGCGATGATATAAGCCAACAGAGTGTCGCCAGCTCATTCCTGCGCGGACTATGCAACCCCATTGCATTTCAGCGTAAATTCGCATGGGTATGGAGTCACCATACAGGCAAGCCACAAGGCGACTCCAAGAGCCGTGCACATTGGAACACAAACGACTTCGCCTATGTCGGGCTCGGGTCATCCGAACTCACAAACTGGGCAAGGGCCATCTGCGTCCTTCAAACAACAAAGGAGGATGGCACGTTCCGGCTTCTATTAGCCAAACGTGGACGTCGGGCTGGCGTAGTCGATGAAATAGGTGATTCGACTACTCAGATCGGTTTAAGGCACGGCCAAGTCGGCCTGTATTGGGAACCATGTTCGCTACCAACAGAAGAGCAAGCATCGAAGGAGAAGGGCAAGCCTGGAGCACCCAGCGCGTTGAGCGAAGTTGAAAAACAGGAGGCCATAGCATTTATTTCATGTTTTCCAGAAAACGAACAACTTCGAACATCAACCATGCAAGCCTGTAAAGATCGATTCAAATTGAAGTGCCATATTGAAACTATCAAAAATGTCTGGAAAACGCACAAAACAGAGGCCGCAAAAAAATAATTCAAATAATTCAAAAAAATGGTATTTTTTAATTCCTTGAGATCCACAAAAAATTACCCACAAAAAACCCCCCTAAAGGGGGGGGTTATTTTTTTGTTGGGGCAATTTATTATGTTGGACTCGGCCCCGCAAAAAATAATTATTTTTTTGCAGTTCGCTTTGTCGATAGGGTGAAGACGAAATAGAAAGAAAATGAATGAGCTACACTTATTTGCTGGAGCAGGGGGAGGAATACTCGGCGGCATCCTTCTCGGACATACCACCGTCTGTGCTGTCGAAATTGAACCTTACTGCCGAAATGTCTTACTCCAAAGACAACGAGACGGCATCTTGCCAAAGTTCCCAATCTGGGATGATGTTTGCACCTTCGACGGGAAACCTTGGCGCGGAAAAGTCGATATCGTATGCGGAGGATTCCCTTGCCAAGACATCTCAAGCGCAGGGGGGGGGGATGGACTTAATGGAAATAAAAGCGGGCTATGGGCCGAGATGGCAAGGATCATTGGCGAAATACAACCCAAGCATATATTCGTGGAAAACTCGCCAATGCTTACTGTTCGAGGAATCG